AAGCTCGACGAGGTCTACAAAAAACAAGACGAGCAGCGTAAAAAGACGCTGGAAGACCAAGGCCAGTGGAAGGACCTCTGGGAAGAGGCCAACCGCACCGCTCAAGAAAAAGATCAGCAAATCGCCGATCTCCACAACCAACTTGAGGACCTTCGCGCTTCCAACGAAAACGCTGCTGTCCGCACCAAAGCAATGGCTGCAATCAGCCAAGCTGGTGCAATCAACGCAGAGCAAATGCTCCAGCTTTTGCAAACCAATCTGCGTAAAAACGATTCAGGCGCTGTCGTCGTGCTCAACGGCGGCGTAGAGCAAGACCTTCAGTCTTATCTATCCACCCTCAAAAACCCCGGTTCGGGTTACGAGCACCACTTCAAACCGAGCGCTGCAGCTGGAATGGGCGCCAAGCCCGCATCAGCCGTCGCCTCCACGACTGGAGTAGCAAACCCCTGGAAAGAAGGTTCCGTCAACCTTACTCAACAGATGCTAATTTCTAGTCAAGACCCTGATCTCGCAGCTGTGCTGAAGAGAGAAGCTGGCCTTTAATCTTTGCGTCCGTGACGCTCCAATCCCGTCAGTGACTGGGACCCCGCAAACATCACCCCAAAGGTAACTAGAAATGGCCGCACCATTTCAGAACTATTCCGGCGGTGTCCTCCTGGCGGACATCGTCAAGCGCAATAACCTCAGCACCTACGTGTCTGAGGCCATCAAAGAACGCAGCCTCTTCCTGAAGAGCGGCGTTGTCACCCGCAACAGCCTGCTGGATGCCCGCGAAGGCGGCACCCGCATCCAAGTCCCCGAATTCAATCCCGTGGCTCCCACTGAGGAGATCATGAACGGGACCGCCACCTGGGGCACCAGCAACGCCGGCTATCTGACCCCTCAGAAGATCGGTACTGCTACCCAGATCGCCACCATCTGCCATCGCGGTTTCGCGTATGCAGTGGACGACGTAGCCATGCTGGCCGCCGGTGAAGACCCCATGCTTCACATCCGCAACCAGCTGGCCGACGCCATCAACAAACTGAACAGCCAGCGTCTGTTCAGCCAGCTCTACGGTCTGTTTGGTGCCTCCGACACCAACAACGGTCCTCTGGGTGCCAACGGTCTTTACAAGGCCATCGGCGCAGCCTCAGGCGCCACCGAAGCCAACTTCCTGACCGGCGCCACCATTGCTGCAGCCCGCGCCAAGCTGGGCGAGCGTGGTGACGAACTGGACACCCTGGTTGTCCACCCTTCCGTGGGCTTCTACCTGTATCAAGTCGGCCTGCTGACCTTCTCCACCTCCGCACTGGCCGCCTCCGGCGCCGTTGTGTGGGGCGGTGGCGGTGTGGGTGTCGGTGCCCGCATGATCGGCGAATTCGCCGGTTGCCGCGTGGTGATCGACCCCCTGGTCAACACCGTTGCCCCTGGCGACGCTGGCGACCAGCGCGAGTTTGTGTGCTACCTCGCAAAGAGCGGCACCATCCTCGAAGGTGTCCAACAGGATCTCCGCATCGAAGCCGACCGCAACATCCTGTCCAAGCAGGACGTCCTCTCGGTCGACTATCACAGCGCCTATCACGTCATGGGCACCAAGTGGATCTCCGCCTCGGACAACCCCACAAACGCCGCCCTGTACGACAAGGACAACTGGCAGGCTACCTACGACATCGACCTCATCCCCTTGGTCCGCATCGTGGTCAACAGCCCGCTGGATACCAGCACCATCTGATAACCAGATCGTGTACTCCACGGCCCCACCTTCGGGTGGGGCTTTTTCATTGGCGCTACACTGAAATGAAAGTCTTGTAGTAACTGTGGCCGCCGTAATCAACGCCACTCTGAGCAGCGCTTCGGCCAACAGTTACGTCACGCTGGCGGAGGCAGACGCATATTTCGAAACTGTCCCGAGTTCCAGCACGTGGACAGACAAAAGCACCGACGCCAAAAACCGCGCCCTCATCTCCGCCACCCGCTGGATCGACAGCCTGAACTTTCTCGGTGACCGTTGTGACGAGGACCAAGCCCTCAAGTGGCCGCGCAACAACTACGACGTCGACGGCGTCGAGCTTGACTGCTCATCCATCCCCGCGCCCATCAAGTACGCCACCTACGAGCTGGCACGAGCGCTCGCCAACGACACCAGCTCAATCACCGAAAACACCGGAACTGACGGCCTCTACGACGAAGTTCAACTCGGCGAACTGCGCGTCAAGTACAGCAAAACCAGCCAAGCCACCGGCATGGTCAACAACATCTTCGACGTCTACCCCTGGCTCCAGTCCTACCTAGGCGCCTACGCCATGGGCGGCGCTGGCTCGTACCAGATCCGCGTATTCCGAGGTTGATATGGGCCGCGTAGACACCACATTCGCCCCCATCCCCGCCTCGCTCCTCAACGACTGGGGCCAGTCCATCACGTACGTCAAAGCTGGCACCGACACGTACAACGCTTCCACTGGAACCGTAACCAGCACCGAAACCAACATCTCCATGAAGGGCCTAATCACGCTGGCCACCCCCGAAGAATTCGAAGGCGTCTACCAAACAAACGACCTAAAAATCATCATCGGCAACGCCGAACTTGGCGCCGCCTACCCATCGGTCCGCGATATTGTTCAGTACACAGAAAACGGCGTTACAAAAGCCGGCCGCATCATCCGCTCCAAGACCTATCGCGGCGATGCCCCAGTCATGCACGTCCTTCTCGTGAGGCCCCAATAATGGCTCGCAACGACCTCACAAAACTTCTCAAAGAACTGGATCGCGTTGCCGGCACCACCGCGATTAACGGACCACGCCGCGTAGCGGAACGCATTGTCCGGGATCTACAAGAACGCGGACCTGCGTGGAGCGGATCCTTCTCCAATTCTTGGCAAATCGAAGGCCCAGATCGCACGGTAAAGGGCACCGGAGCAGAAGGAAAACCACAACCCTTAATAGCCCCAACCGTAACTGGTCTGCAGGCAACACGAAGCCTCCTTACAAAAAATAAACTGCTTTTTACTATCTCTAATTTTTCTCCCTACGCAGATATAGCAACCGACCAAGCCGCCGGCGTTTTCGTTAACCCTGGGACAGACCCTATAAAGCCTGTCGAAAAAACAGGCACGCGCCAAAAAGGTATCCGAGGTCTGCTTACGGGCGCAGGCGGAAACAAACGTACTGCCCCATTTAACTGGTTTGGTTTGTACTTAAAAGCCGGCGCGATAGACAAAACAATCCAAGTCGTAATGGATCAGTACGTCCGATGAACTACCAGACTATCCGCGCTGCCCTCGAAGGTCCGCTTGTAGCTACTTACAACGCCCTCAGTCCGGCTGTTCCTGTTTACTTTGACAACGTTTTTAACTACGACTCCGATGCAGTCGATGAGTTTATTGACGTCAGCATCCAGTTCGGCGTTACAACAGAGCAAACACTGACGACATCCCACGATTTTGTGCGTGGCGTCATCATGGTGCGCGTATTCACCCGTAAAGGCAAAGGAGCCTCACGTAATCAAACACTGGTCAACAATGCGTTTACGGTATTTGAAACGCTGAACAACGCTGCAAAACCGTCCACAGGCGTATACATCCGCCTTGGTTCTATCGACGGCCCTTCATTTAGCCCTGACTTCGGTGGCCAAGTCCCCGATCAACAGTCTCGCCGCGCATTTACGCCGTTTTTTGTGTCAAGAATAGAGGCAGGGTTTCAGGCAACAGTTCTGTCATAAATAAAGACCGGACTGGAGCTAACCTATACAAAGCCGGGCAGTGCCCGCGACATCCCTTTAGGTACTTCCTATGGCCACCGTCCTTTCGGGCACCTCCGGCGCCCTTTACTACAGCCCTGCTGGTACCAGCGTCACCACGCTGGCTGAGACCGCTTTTCCTGCCACCGGCTCCAACATCACCGTTGGCTCCTACCTCGGTTTCAAGGTCAACGACCCCGTGACTCTGGCCTACCCGGTCGGCGCCACCACCACCAACGCCATCGCCGCTGGTGCGTACTTCGTCAAGACCTACAACGCCAGCACAGGTGTTATGACCATCAGCTCCACCGCTGGTGGCTCGGCAGCAACTGCCACCGCCCAGCCCTCCGCCTTTGGCGCCAACTTTGCCAGCATCACCTAC